GCCCGCGCAAAAGGCCGCAGAGGCCAGCAATAGGCACGCGCATGAGAGCCGCAAAGATAGACGCCAATCAGCCGGAAATAGTCGATGCCCTGCGCTCTGTCGGCTGCACGGTGCAATCTCTGGCAAGCATCGGCAAGGGCTGTCCTGACTTGCTGGTGGCGAAGGACGGCAAGACATGGACGATTGAGGTGAAGGGGCCAAAAGGAACGCTGACGCCCGATCAAGTCGAGTGGATCAACAATTGGCGCGGCCCGGTTCACATTGTTCGCTCGGTGGATGAAGCGCTGCAACTGGTGGGGGAAGCATGAAACGTGATTGCGACACCTTAGACGACCTCCTGATTGCATGGCACCAGTGGGCAAAAGGCTACCAGTACGTCGGGGACATCGCTAGTTCACCCATGTTCAACCAAGCCAAAAGCCCGCGAGGTTGGGACGCCGTGCAGGACATCGTAGACCACGAAATAGACGCCCCGCGCATGGTTGCCGTCAATTTCCACATCTTCGAGCTTCCATCTGTCCAATGCACCGCCATCCAGATCAACGCCCGAAACCTCGCCACGGGTAAAGCAGTCTGGAACAGCGCACGGCTACCGGCAGACGTAGAGCAGCGGCAGATCATCCTGCGGGACGCGAGAAACGCATTGCAGGCTAGATTGATGGGGGCTTGCATTCTTTGAGAATTTCTGGCATCATCGCCGACAGGTGGGCAAGTGCGCCCAAAAATTTCTCCTGGTGTGTTGCACCTTGCCCGATTCGTTCGGGCTTTTTTATTTGGGCTAACTGCTGGGCAACCCCAGCGAGAGGCAAAACATGCAATCCCCGAAAAATACGGGCAAATTCGGCAAAGGAAACCCCGGCAAACCAAAGGGCGCAGTTCAAAAGAACACCAAAGAACTGAAGGACATGATCCTGACGGCTTTGAGCAACGCCGGAGGGGTGGACTACCTTGAGCGGCGTGCAAACGATCCTAAGACCGCTGCGGCGTTCCTGTCGCTGGTCGGCAAAGTGCTGCCCATGACCATCGCAGGCACTGGCGATAACGGCGCTCTCATCGTTGAGATAACCCGCTTTGGGCCGGATAAAGCTCCCTAACGGGTGGGTGCCGCGCCCGTACCAGCTACCCGCATGGACATACCTAGAGCAAGGCGGCAAGCACGCTGAACTGGTGTGGCATCGCCGCTCGGGTAAGGACGAGATAGCCTTGCACCGTGCGGCCTGCGCTGCCTTTGAGCGCACTGCAGGCTATTGGCACATGCTGCCAGAGTATGCGCAGGCCCGTAAAGCCATCTGGGACGCCGTAAGCCCCCACAGCGGCAAGAAACGGATTGACGAGGCATTTCCGCATGAGTTGCGCAAGACTACGCGCAATCAGGAAATGATGATCGAGTTCAAGAACGGCTCGACATGGCAGGTAGTGGGGTCGGACAACTTCAATAGTCTGGTCGGCTCAACGCCTGCGGGAATTGTCTATTCCGAGTGGGCACTGGCAAATCCAGAGGCGCGGGGTTACCTTCGGCCAATCGTTGCGGAAAACAACGGATGGCAGATGTTCATCACTACGCCACGGGGGCGCAATCACGCGCACCGAACCCTGATGGCGGCAATGAAGTCGCCGGATGCGTTCGGTCAGATTCTGTCAGCAGAAGAAACCAGCGTATTCAGTTCGGCGCAGTTGGATGCTGAAAAGCAAGCCTACATCGAAGAGTACGGCGAGGAAATCGGCTTAGCGAAGTTTGAGCAGGAATACCTGTGCAGCTTTGAGGCGGCAAACCTCGGGGCCATTCTTGCGCGGCAGATCGGACAGCTTGAGAAGGCGGGCCGCATTGGTTCGCATGTTGAGTTTGACCCGCTGGGCGCTCCGCTGCAGATCAGTTCGGACATTGGCCGCGCAGACAGTTCTACGTGGTGGTTCTGGCAACCCAAGGTGGGCGGGTACTCCGTTATCGACTACGCGGGCGGGTTCGGCATTGATGCAGACGCATGGTGCGACAAACTGGAAGAGAAGTTAGCCGGGTACAGGCTAGAGGGCGGTAAGTCGGCACTCGGGAAGATTTGGCTACCCCATGACGCAAGGGCCAAGACCTTTGCAGCAAAGCACAGCGCAGTCGAGATATTCGCCAAGCGGTTCGGAAATGACCGGGTGCAGATCACGCCTGACAGCAAGAAGAAAGACCGCGTAAACGCTGCGCGGGTGCTGATTCGGCGCGTGGAGTTCTCCGACAAGTGCGAGAGGGGCCTAGAGGGCTTGAGGGCTTGGGCCTATGAGTGGGACGCCGAGCGCAAGATTTTTAGCCTAGAGCCTAAGCACGATTGGGCATCGCACGATGGCGACGGCTTCAGCTACGGGGCAATCATTATGAATATGGTTCAGCCTCCAGCAGAAGAGCCGGAATTGATATGGGCAGCGCGAGGCTTGCCCGACGGAACGATCAGAACCGCAACGCTTGACCAACTATGGCAGCGCAGCAAGAAACAGGAAAGGATATAGCATGGCAGGCATTGCACACGAGGCATACAGCGCAGTCCCCCTGGCCGCATCTGGCTTGGCCAAGTCCGGCGCTGGTGTGCTTGGCGGCATTCTGGTCGGCACTTCGACTTCGCTGACCATCAAGGTATGGGACAGCCTGACGGCCACGGGCACGGTCATTGTTGAGACGACTGCGGCACTGACGGCAGGGCAGTTTCTCCGAATCCCTGCGGCGTTTGCGACAGGGTGTTTCGTGACTATCGGCGGCACTGGCACTGTCACGGTGTTTGTCGGGTAATGGACGAGAAAGAGATTGACCGGGGCGGGTTGGCTCGCCGCTGGTCAACTGACCTTGAGTTAGCGAAGAAGACCGACAAGGACTTTCTCGCTGCCGGACGGAAGATCGTCAAGCGGTATCGGGATGAGCGCGGGCTGTCTGATAGCGCCCGCAAGTACAACATACTCTGGTCAAACGTCCAAACGCTCGCCCCTGCGGTGTACTCCAAGCGCCCCAAGGCAGAGGTATCGCGTAGGTTCAAGGATGCTGACCCTGTTGGACGGTGCGCAAGCGAAGTGCTGGAGCGAGCGCTTCAGTTTGAGATCGACCACTATTCGGACTTCGACTCTGCGCTGAGAAACACGGTGCTAGACAGGCTGTTGCCGGGGCGTGGCGTGGCGTGGCTTCGCTTTGAGCCTGCCGAGGATGCTGGCGTTCCTGATGCTCAAGTAACGGACGATGCAGACGCCAAGAGCATGGGCGCATATGAGTGCAGTCCGGTCGATTACGTGTTTTGGGAAGACTTCAGGACATCCCCCGCCAGAACATGGGAGGAAGTATCGTGGGTGGCGCGTCTGGTCTACATGAGCCGCGACGAGGGCATTAAACGGTTCGGCGACATCTTCAAGGATGTTCCGCTGAGCCATGAGCCTATCGGCATCGATGAGATGAAGTCGAACGGGGCTTCTGCCGACCAGCTTGATCGCATGAAGAAGGCGAAAGTCTGGGAAATATGGAACAAGAGCGAGAAGGTTGTTTACTGGCACGCAGAGGGCGCACAAGAGATTCTGGACGTTCGCCCTGATCCGCTAGAACTTGAGGGCTTCTTCCCGTGTCCTAAGCCGCTGTACGCGTCCCTAACGACGGATACGCTGATTCCCGTCGCTGACTTCCGGCAGTATCAAGACCAAGCGAAAGAGATGGACGAGATCACCGAGCGCATTTCGCTGCTGGTGCGGGCTGTCAAGGTGGTCGGGGTTTACGATTCAAGCCAGCAGGGCGTTCAGCGGATGCTTGATGAGGGCGTCGATAACCAGTTGATCCCGGTGTCCACCTGGGCGATGTTCGCGGAAAAGGGCGGACTCAAGGGAACGGTTGATTTTCTGCCGGTTGATGCTGTTTTGCAGGCTCTTGCGGCGCTCTACCAAGCGCGGGATCAGTCGAAGCAGGTAATTTACGAGATCACCGGCCTATCGGACATCATCCGGGGCGCATCTGTTGCAAGTGAAACAGCGACGGCGCAGCAGATCAAGTCGCAGTTCGCAAGCCTTCGCCTGAAGCATATCCAGATGGACGTTGCGCGGATGGCGTCGGACATTTTGCGGATGAAGGCGCAGATCATGTGCAGCATGTATCGGCCTGAGGTGCTTGTAAAAATGTCGTCAATGGAGACATCAAAAGACGCCGCATTACTGCCGCAGGCCATCGAGCTATTGCGCAACGATGTCGTGAGGTCTTTCCGCATTTCTGTTGCCAGCGATTCAATGGTGGAACTGGACGAGGCGCAGGAAAAGGCTGACCGGTTGGAGTTCCTGACGGCAGCAGGCGGGTTTATCCGCGAGGCTGTGCAGGCTCCGACAGAACTGGCCCCGCTGCTCGGTGAGATGCTCATGTTCGGCGTTCGCTCCTTCAAGGCGGGGCAGGGCATGGAGGCGAGCCTAGAGCAGTTCATCAGCGCATCGGCTGAGAAGGCGAAAGAGCCAAAGCCAGAGCCGCCGCCTGACCCTGAGATGCTGAAGCTGCAAGCACAGCAGCAAGTCGAGCAGGGCCGGATGCAGATTGAGCAGGCCAAGATGCAGGCCACCCAACAGGCCGACCAGATGCGCCTGCAATCGGACATGCAACTAGCTCAGTTCAAGGCGCAGATTGATGCCCAGGTTGAGCAGATGAAGGCAGAGCAGGCGGCGACGGCAGAGGCGCAGCGGCTGGAGTTCGACCGCTGGAAGGCTGAGCTTGACGCGGCGACAAAAATACAAGTCGCTCAGATCGGCGCGCAGACGGCTATGGACACTGCATCGCTATCGGCGCAAACATCGGCAGCGAATCAGATAACTGAAGAGCTTGCGCCTGACACCAGTGTTTTGGATGCCATCACGGCGATAAGCGAAAAAGTTGACGCAATACACAACTACGCTACCGCACCGAAAAAGATTGTCCGCGACAATACTGGACGCGCAGTCGGTATTGATGTCGGTGGGGTGGTGAAACCAATTACTCGCGGCGTAGATGGCCGCATGGAGGGACTCTGATGGCACTTGCATACGACACCACAAGCATTCGAAACGCAATGCTTGACGCGATCACGACTCGCGCAGGCGCTAACGCACTGCTGCGCATCTATGATGGCACACGCCCTGCTCGGGGCGGCACTGCGACCACGCTGCTTGCGGAGCTTACCTGCGGGGCTACGTTTGCCCCTGCGGCTTCTGCTGGGGTGCTGACGCTCAACGCTATCACGCAGGACAGCAGCGCAAACGCATCGGGTACGGCGACATGGTTTCGCATCGTGCAGTCGGGCGGGTCTAACTTCGTGCTTGATGGCGATGTGGGGACTTCTGGTTCTGACTTGAACCTGACGACGACCACGATTGTTTCGGGGCAGCCGGTGAGTGTTACGAGCTTCGTCATCACTGAGGGCAACTAAATGTCGCCCGCTCAACTCCAAGCGCTTAAGGCATTCATTCTTGCAGACCCTGTGCTGTCCACGTTTCCCGCAAATTCGGACGGTAGCTACGCCATCGCGCAACAACTGAATTTGCCCGCAGAGCCCGCTTTCATCGTCTGGAAAACAAACGTGTCCATTGACGAAATCATGCGTAACGGCATGGATTGGGCGCGGGTGGATAACTTGTCGGTGGGGAAGGCGCGTATCTGGGATTGGCTCGGGCGGCTAGGCACCATCAACGCGGCAAAAACCAACGTGCGAGCAGGCATTGACGCTGCATGGGTTGGCACTTCTGCTGATCTTGCGGTGAGGGCGGCAATCTACGTGCATTGCAAGCGGCCCGCCACGGTGCTGGAGAAGCTGTTTGCCACGGGTGCAGGCTCGGACGCAAGCCCTGCCACGATGTTGGTCGAGGGCGCGATTAGCTATCAGGTGGTAGATGCCGCGAGGAGCATGTAATGGCAACGGCGACGCCTAGCTACAGCGCCAACACAGCGATTACGATGGACTTGGCGAACCTTGGTTCGTCTGCCACGTTTCTGGCCGGTCGGGAGTCGAGCCAGATCGATAACACGACCAACAAGTACATGGACTGCATCGTGTCCGGGTTTGTGTCCGTGGGCACGACACCGACAGCGAACACCACGATCTCGGTCTACGTCTGGGGCGCAGATACATCTCTGGCGACTACCCCGATTGATGTGCTGGACGGAACCGACTCTGCCGAGACTCTGGCGAACGCTGGCGTGTTGGGTGCGCTGCGGTTCGGCGCTGCCGTTGCAGTGCCGGTGGCAACGAGTGATTTTCAGTACCCTGTGCTGCCGTTCAGCGTTGCGTCCAGGTTTGGAGGCGTGATGCCTAAGTTCTGGGGGCTGTTTGTGAGCCACAACACTGGCGTGAATCTGCGAAACACGGCAGTCAACACCAACTCGTTTGAGTTTGTCGGCATCAAGTACGACATCGCGTAATGCTGATACTGCGCAGACCTTGGACCGAGCAACCGCAAGATGCGGCTGAGGTGGATTGGGGCAATCCGCTGGCGAGAGGACTTACGGCGCTGCTGGTGCCCACAGTCAGCGGGCAACAACTTTACAACGTAGTCCACGGCGGGCAAATCAGCGCGACAGGGACGATTACTCGTGTCGTCA